GCCTCCTCCCGCTCGAGCCGCGCCCGCGCCTCAACCAGCACCGCGGTCCAGGCGGCGCTGTCATGGCGTTCGCGCAGGACGGCGATGATCGTGTCCTTCAGGCGCTCGCGCCGGCGGCGGCCGCCCTGACGGGCGATGATCTCGGCGCGCTCGCGATTGAGGTGACGCAGCGCCGTGCGCGCACGGTGAAACCAGTCGGGATCGATCGGCTTGACCGTCCGCTGCCGCGCCAGATCGGCGGTCGCGATCTGCGTGCGGATCTTCGCGATGGCGTCCCCGGTCTCGATCAGGCGCCGGGTGTCGTCGGGCAAGCCGGGGGCGTTCGCGGCCACGCAGGCCGCGTCGGTGGTGTTGGTCATGGTCTGTCTCTCGGGTCTGGCGATGTCCGGGCCGCCGCGCGCTATCCGCCCGCGGCGGCCGAGGGCGTCAGCTCTTGCGGTTCCAAGGCGCGGTGGCCGGCCACTTCGCCGGTCACGACGAAGGCGGCATCGCCTGGGGTCGCATCGCCTCGCTGATCGAAACCTGCAAGGTCAATGGCGTCGAACCCCCTTCGCCTATCTCAAGACCACCCTGACAGCCATCGCCAACGGCCACCCCCAAAGCCGCCTCGACGACCTGCTGCCGTGGAACTTCACGCCGTCAAGCTGACCCGACCGTGGTCCCCAGCGACCGCTTACTGGAAGTTGATCATGGCGTGATGCTGCCACAATGCTTTGAGCGAGGCCAGAACGCAAAAATCCCCCTGGGTTTTCAGGGGGACTTGCGAAACGTTGACTTGGCGTTGACTCGTTTTTGCGCGGGCCGTACACAAGTTTTTTTGTCGTGTTTTAACTGTTTGGAAAGGTTAAGGAATTTGGTTGCGGGAGGGCGATCCAAACTTAACATGCGAGGGTCGCAGGATAAGTTGGTTGCGGGGCCTCGCAACGAACTTAACTTTCTGATCTTCGCGCCAGACTTCTCGGCATGGCGTTACGCCTCTTAAGCGGTTGATACTATGATGCAATCGCTCAGGAAAGTTGTTTTCGCCGTCATGCCGGGTCCGAAAGGAACCCGACATGAAAACCGAGTTCAATACACGTGGAAGCCAGCGAAAGCGTGAAGCGCCCTTCTCGCTCAGACTGACATTCGAGGAACGTGCCAAGCTGGAGGACGCCGCAAACGGCGTGCCGCTTGGCACCTATATCAAGGCGGTGCTCTTCGGCAGCGGCTTACCAGCACCGCGCCGAGATCGAGGCGGTCGTGCAGAGCGCCGACCGTGACGCTGCCTTCGACACCCTGATCAGCGCCATCGGCGCGGCGCTCACCGCTGATCGCACCCTCGGCGGTCTCTGCGACTGGGTCGAACCTGAGGCCCCGGCCTCGGTCGATCTGCCCGTCGAGGGCGCAGCAGCCCTGAAGGCTGCGGTGATCACGCTCAACCTGCGCTACACCACCGCCAGCCCGTTGGGCTGATCCCAGCAACACCCCCACAAAAAGGAGACCCCCATGGCACGTGCGCAAGGCGCGCGGGCGCAGATGGCGCTCGGCTTTGAGACAATCTACGGCACTCCGCCGGTTGGCGGCTACACCAGGATGCCCTTTGCCAGCACCTCGCTGGGATCGGAACAGCCGCTCCTGAACTCCGAACTTCTGGGCTATGGCCGCGATCCGCTGGCCCCGATCAAGGATGCGGTCACGGCCGATGGCGATGTCGTTGTGCCGATTGACGCCGAAGCGTTCGGGGTCTGGCTGAAGGCGGCATTTGGCGATCCCACGATCACCGGCGCGGCGGCACCCTACACCCATGAGTTCCGTTCGGGCAGCTGGACTCTGCCCTCGATGTCCATCGAGACCGCCATGCCCGAGGTGCCGCGCTATGCGATGTATTCCGGCTGCGTGCTGGATCAGCTCAGCTGGCAAGTGCAGCGCTCCGGGCTGCTGACGGGAACCGCGCGGCTGGTGGCGCAGGGCGAGGCAGTGGGCACGCTCAGCAATGCAGGCACGCCCGCCGATCTGGCGCTGAAACGGTTTGGCCATTTCAACGGCGCGATCAGCCGCAACGGCACGGCTCTCGGCAACGTGGTCTCGGCCGAGATCACCTATGCCAACAATCTCGACCGGATCGAGACCATCCGTGCGGACGGCAGGATCGACGGCGCCGACCCAAGCATCGCCGCTCTCACCGGCCGGATCGAGGTGCGCTTTGCCGACAGCACACTGGTGACACAAGCGATCAATGGCGAGCCTTCCGAGATCAGCTTCGCCTATCTCCTGCCCTCGGGCGAGAGTTTCAGCTTCACGATCCACGCCGTCTATCTGCCGCGCCCCCGGATCGAGATTTCCGGGCAGCAGGGCGTGCAGGCCACCTTCGACTGGCAGGCAGCGCGCGACAGCACCGTGGGCCGGATGTGCACCGCAACCCTGATCAATGATATCGAGGCTTACTGATGATCCGCCTGAACCTCACCACCACGCCACAATGGCTGGAGCTGGCCCCCGGCCTGCGCCTGCGGGTCGCACCGCTCACCACCGCGCTGATGGTCGCGGCCCGGGCCGATGCCACCATCGAGGCTTTGTCCGAAGATGCCAGTCAGGAAGAGCTGGCGCTCGCCATGGCCAAAGCCGTCGCCCGCCGCGCGGTGCTGGACTGGGAGGGCGTCGGCGACGACGCGGGCAATGTCGTGCCGGTCACGCCCGAGGGCATTGATGCGCTGCTGGAGATCTGGCCGGTCTTCGAGGCGTTCCAGACCTCCTATGTCGCGCGCGGTCTCATTCTGGACGAAGAAAAAAACGCCTGCGCGCCCTTGCCGAGTGGTCCTACGGCGGGGGCGACCGCTATTGCACCGCCTGCACCAGATCCTGCCCGGACTGCCCCGCAAGACTGAACCGGCCGCACAGCTTCGACGGCTGGCAGGTCTGGGACCTGGTCGGCCGTCTTGGCGGGCAGCTGCGTGTCACGCCCGGTGCGGTGCTGGGCTGGGATATGGGCGCGGCTCTGGCGCTGGCAGAGGCGCTGGGCGTGGACCCCCTGATCGCCGCCGAACTGCTGCCCGGGATCGAGGCGGTGATGGTGCGCAAACTGAACGAAGAGATGGAAGGACGCCGCGATGGCTGAAAAACGCGTTTCCGTGCGCCTTGTGGCGGAAGGCGGCCGCCAGGTGCGTGCCGAGCTTGAGGGCGTGGGCGAGGCCGGGGCGCGCGGGTTCGGGCGGCTGTCGCGCGAGATGGATCTCGCCAATGCCCGCATGGCAGGTTTTGCGCGGCGCGCGCGGGTGGCGGCCGCCGCCGCCACGGTGGCACTGGCGGCTGCCGGGGCCGCGATGATCCGCTCGGGGCTGCGAACGGTGGATGCGCAGGCCAAGCTCGCGGCCTCACTGGATACCACTGTCGCCAGCATCCAGGTGCTGGAGCGTGCAGGCGATCTGGCGGGCGTGTCGATGGGTCAGGTCGAGCAGGCCACGGCGCAGCTTACACGGCGGCTGAGCCAGGCGGCGGCCGGGACTGGCCCAGCCGTGGACGCCCTGCGCCGCCTGCAACTTTCGGCCGAAGACCTGCAGCGCCTGCCACTGGATCAGCGCATCGCCAACATTCAGGAGGCGCTGGGCCAGTTTGTCCCCGAGGCCGAGCGCGCCGCTGTCGCCTCAACGCTCTTTGGCGACCGCGCAGCTCTGGTCTTCACCCGGATCGACACGGCCACACTGCGCCAGGCGACCGAGGATGTGCTCGCCTTCGGGGTGGTGGTCTCGGACGCGGACGCGGGCCAGATCGAGCGCACCAATGATGCGATCTCGCGGCTGGGGCTGATCTGGCGCGGGGTCTCGAACCAGCTCGCCGTCGCGGCCGCCCCGGCGCTGGAGGCGGTGGCCAATGCGCTGGCAGCGGTCGCCAGCCGCAGCGGACCGCTCGGCATCGCCATCAGGGCGCTCTTCGACAATATCGGCCGTCTGACCTCCATCGCCGCCACTTTTGCGGCCCTGATGGCAGGACGCCGGGTGGCCGGTCTGGCGGCTGCGGCGCTCTCGGTGCGCGGGCTGGCCACGGCGCTTGTCGTCCTGCGCGGCGCGCTGATCCGCACCGGCATCGGTGCGCTGATTGTCGGCGCGGGCGAGCTGGTGTTCCAGTTCACCCGGCTGGTTTCCGGCGCGGGCGGGTTCGGTGCCGCCATGGGGCTGCTGAAGGATCTGGCGGTCGAGGTCTGGGAGCGGCTCGGGATGGGGGCTGCCGCGGCAGGGGCCAGCGCCACGGCCATGTTTCTTGATCTCAAATCGGATGCCGCCTCGGCCATGCAGAGCGCCATTGCAAGCGTGGTGGGCTTTGGCAATACCGCCGCCAACACCTTTGAGGGCGCCTTTGAAGCCATCAAGTCGATCTGGGGCCTTCTGCCCGCCGCCATCGGCGATCTGGCGTTTCAGGCGGCGAACAGCCTGATCGACGGGGTCGAGGCGATGCTCAATGGCGTGGTGGCCCGGATCAACGGCTTCATCGCCAGCGTCAACACCGGGCTTGAGGCGCTGGGCTCCGCGCGCCGCATCACCCTTCTGGGCGATCTTGATCTGGGCGGCATCGAGAACCGCTTTGCCGGGGCGGCCACGAGGGCCGCAACCGCCGCCAAAGACGCCTTCGCGCGGGCCTTCGAAGACAACCCCCTGACACTGCCCGACGTGGGGCTGAGCGAGATCGCCCGCGAGGCGCAGGCTGCGGCGGAGGTCCACCGCGCGGCGGCAACCGAACTGGCAGCGGGTGCGCTGGCCCCTCTGGCCAGCTGGCAGGCGCTGAAGGATGCCGTGGCGGGGACTGGCGCAGATGGCGCGGCGGCCCTTGCTGGCGCGACGAATGCCGCCGAGCAGTTCGACAACGCGATCACCGAAGCCGGGCGTAGCTCGGGTGGCGCGGGCGCGGCGGCCGCAAAAGGGGCAGAAGTGGCCAAGGTTGGCTGGGAGGCGGTCGTTGCCACCCTGTCCGAGTTTGCCAACAAGGCCCGCGACATCGGCGGCGATATCGGGAGCACATTGGTCGGAGCCTTCCAGAGCGCCGAGACTGCGGTGGGCGACTTCGTCAAGACCGGCAAGCTCGATTTCGGCGATCTGGTCAGCTCGATGATTGCCGATCTGGCGAAGCTCGCGGCACGGCGTTTCATCCTCGGGCCAATCGCCAATGCGCTGTCGGGCGCGCTGGGCACACTGGGTGGCGCAGGCGGGATCTTCGCAAGCGTCCTGCACGCGGGCGGCACGGTCGGATCCCCCGGGCCGGGCCGCCTGGTGCCCGCCCTGGCCTTTGCCGGGGCGCCGCGTCTGCATGACGGGGGTCTGGCCGGGTTGAACCGGGGGTCTGGATTTGCAGGCCTGCGGCCCGACGAGGTGCCTGCGATCCTGCAACGCGGCGAGCGGGTTCTGTCGCGCCGCGAGGTGGCAGGCTCCGGTCCGAGGTCGGGCCAGCGCGAGGTCAGCGCGCCAAGCATCTCGGTCACGATCAACGCCCGCGATGCCGACAGTTTCCGGCAGTCGCGCACGCAGGTAGCAAGTGACATCGCCCGCGCGGTGTCGCTGGGCCAGAGGGGTCTCTGATGGCCTTCCATGAGCTGCGCTTCCCCGACACCATCAGCCGTGGCGCGCGCGGCGGACCCGAGCGGCGCACGCAGGTGGTGGAACCGGCGAGTGGCGACGACGGCCTTCCAGCTGGTCAAGCATTACAGTTCCGGCGCACAGAGCTGGCCCCGCGCCATCGCCAAACCTGTGGCAGGCAGCGTGCGGATCGCGCTGGACGGGGTCGAGCAGTTCAGCGGCTGGTCTGTCGATACCACCAGCGGCGTGGTCTCCTTCGACACCGCCCCCAACGCGGGCGTGGCCATCACCGCCGGTTTTACCTTCGATGTGCCGGTGCGGTTTGACACGGACGTGCTCGACGTCACCCCCAATGTAGAACGGCTCGGGTCGATCACGTCCATTCCGCTGGTGGAGATCCGGCGGTGACTATCAATCCTTGCCCATCATCGCCTTGATGTCCTTGATTTGCACAAAGAGCGTCATCGGCTCCGAGGTGGTCTCGACAAATCCGGCACCCTGATAGAACGCCTTGGCGCGATCATACAGCGCATGGACAAGAATTGCGGCAATGCCGACCTCCTCTGCCGCCGCCGTGATCCGCAGCACCGCATCACGCAGCAGGGCGCGCCCGAGGCCATTGCCTTGCTCGGAGGCGTCTATCGCCAATCTGCCCGGCACGATGACAGGAACCGGATCCGGCAGGTTCTGCCTGAGCTTGCGCGGCGCAAGATCGTGACTGACCGACCCGGCGGCAAGCGCGTAGAAGCCGACCACCCGCTGGCCCCGGCAGAGCACATATGTGCGCGATGCGCCCGACGCCTGATTGGCCCGGGCCTTGCGTTTCAGCCAGGCATCCAGCGTTGGGGCCCCGGACGCAAAGCCGTCGGTCAGGTGGTCATCCCTCAAGGGTTCCGGCGCCCGCAGCGGCTCCTCAGCCGCTGTCACCGGTCCCATGGTGCGGGCGTGGCCAGCAACTTGCGCAGATGCTCATCAGGTTCGGGGGGAGCGTCCAGCCGAGCCATGAAGGCCCCGAACTGCTCTGCATCCAGCCGGAACGTCGTGCGATCCATGAGCGCGTCTTCGGCGGCCTGCCGACTGGCCTCCATCATGAACTCCGAGCGGTTCTTGCCAAGGGCTGCCGCGGCACGGTCGATCAGATCGCGGTCCCGAGGGGTCACGCGAAGATTGATCAGCGAACGCCGCTGGGCGTCCTCGTTGGGTGTTACGGCGACCATTTCGCACTCTCCTGCGATGAACTGACCCTACATGTAAAGACATGAGCTTTACATTTCAACCACGGAACGGAGGCAAGACATGAAATCCCTCTCCCCCGCGCTGCAAGCCCACCTTGACGAAGGCACGACCACGCTCGCTTGGGTGTGGCGGATCACGCGTTCCGATGGCGTAACCTTCGGTTTCACCGATCATGATCGCACGCTGAGCCTCATTGGGACAGATTTCGAGCCCGAGAGCGGGCTGACGGCCTCCGAGGTGCGCTCTGGCTCGGGCCTGTCCGTTGATGCGCAGGATGCGGAGGGCGTGCTGAGCTCGGATCGCATCACCGAGACCGATATTCTCGACGGGCGCTGGGACAATGCGCAGGTCGAGCTCTGGCGGGTGAACTGGGGTGACACCAGCCAGCGCGTGCTCTTGCGGCGCGGGGCGGTGGGCCAGATCCGTCGCGGGCGCATGGCCTTCGTAGCCGAGGTGCGCAGCCTCGCGCATGTGCTGGGCCAGACCGTCGGGCGGACGTTTCAGGCGGGCTGCGACGCGGCGCTGGGCGATGCGCGCTGCGGTATCGATCTGGAAAACGCGGTCTACAAGGGCACCGGCGTGGTCACCGAACTGCTGCGCGACCGGGCCTTCCGGGCGTCTGGTCTGGCGGGGTTCGAGGCCGGGTGGTTTGCCTCTGGCACCCTCACCTGGACCAGCGGGGCCAATGCCGGACGCATCGCGGAAGTTCTGGCGCATGAGCTGGCGGGCACCGTCGCAACCCTGACCCTGCTGGAAGCATCGGTGCGCGCCATCGGTGAGGGTGACAGCTTCATCGCGCGCGCCGGTTGCGACAAGCGGATCGCCACCTGCACAGCCAAATTCGCCAATGTCCTGAACTTCCGCGGCTTTCCGCACATTCCCGGACAAGACACCGTTCTTCGCTATGCGTCGCCGGGCACGAACCATGAGGGAGAGGTGCTGTGACCAAGCCCCAGCCATCCGTCGCCGATCCGGCCCGCGTCATTGCCGCCGCGCGCTGCTGGCTGGGCACGCCCTATCACGATCAGGCGAGCCTCTGCGGGGTCGGCTGCGATTGTCTGGGCCTCGCGCGCGGCGTCTGGCGCGACGCGGTGGGGTCCGAGCCCTTTCCCATGCCGCCCTACAGCCGGGACTGGGGCGAGATGGGTGCCCGCGAGGTGCTGGCCGAGGGGGCGCGGCGGATGATGGTGGAGCGCGATCCCGCCGACGCCCCACCCGGCGCGCTGGTCTTGTTTCGGATGATGCCACGCGCCATCGCCAAGCATGTCGGCATCCTGACCGGACCTGACCGGTTTATCCATGCCTATGAACGGCTGGGCGTGGTCGAGCAAGGGCTCACCCCCGCCTGGCGGCGGCGCATTGCCTTCGCCTTTCTGTTCCCCAAAAGCTGAGACCTCCTACATGGCAACCCTTGTCCTCGGCGCCGTCGGCACCGCGATTGGCGGCTCGATCGGCGGCAGCCTCCTTGGCGTCAGTGCCGCCAGCATCGGCGGCTTTGTCGGCTCCAGCCTTGGCGGCGTGATCGACAACTGGATCGTCTCGGCACTGGCGCCCGCGCAACGCATCGAGGGCGCGCGGCTGGACAGCCTGACCGTCACCGCCTCGACCGAAGGCGCGGTGTCAACGGCGGAGACAAAACCGGCCACGTGGCGGTGCAAAAGTAGGCCAGTGGCGGGGCACTAAGCGCCATGGCGCGTGCGCTGCCCAAATAGCTGGCGCGTGCCATGGCGCATTGGCCCGGA